AGAAAATAGCGACACATTAAACGAAGTAATAAAAGACATGATAGCTAGAGAACAACTAGGTATTAAAAAATACGGAACAACAATAGATAGGGATGATTATAGTTTAAAAGATTGGATGCAACATCATTATGAAGAACTATTAGATGCAGCCCGATACGTTAAAAAACAAATTCAAAAATTAGAAAACAAATAAACAAAAAAATCATGTTAAAAGTAATCGGCAATGAATAAAACTAACTACAATGATTTTATAGGCAAAGAATTTGGTAACTTCTTAGTTTTAGATATTTGTATTAAAAACGATAGAAAATATTGTCAATGTCTTTGTTCCTGCGGTAACCCATATTTAATACAATGTTATAAAATGGTCAATTACCTACCTAAATCTTGTGGATGTTTAGATGTGGAAGATTTAAGTGGTATGGTTTTCGGTAAATTGTATGTTATAAAAACTAGCGGGAAGGATATTTTTAATAAATATAGGTCAGAATGTATGTGTTCTTGCGGAAATATTAAAGTAATAACAAATGATTCTTTAAGAGGTGGACACACTAAGTCTTGTGGGTGCTTAAAGTTAATTGGAAATAATACAACTCACGGTCAATCAAAAAAGGGGAAGTGGTCTTTGGAATATGCAACTTATAGGAGTATGCTTCAAAGGTGCTATGATAAAAACCTACCTAGATATAAAGACTATGGCGGGAGAGGAATTACCGTGTGCGATAGGTGGAAAGATTCTTTTGAAAATTTTTTTGAAGATATGGGTAAAAAGCCTACTAGAAAACATAGTTTAGACAGAATTGATAACGACAAAGGTTATTAATATATAAACCCATTCCTGTTTTCTTTGAAAATAGCTTTAATTCACTTAGTGCTTCGTAATGATATTCGTGCGTAGATAGCTTACTTGAAGCGGTAAGTTCTATTTTAAGTGAGTTATACGGGTCTATTAATCCACAATGATATTTTTTCTTTTTCAATAGTTTTTTATTCATATTGATAATATCCTTGTAGTTGTATAGTTCTTCTTCTGATTTTATTAAGGTAAAATGACTTTCAATAAAATTCTTAGCTTCTTGGTATTGCATATCATTCATTGCCCCTACCCCGTATATTGGCTTTCCCCAATAAAACTCAATCATTTTTCGCATAAACGAAAACAAACTATTTTCACTAGAAAATATAACCCAATTCCAATCATGGTACATAGCAGAAAGTAAAGCTAAATACCAAACAACAACCGATTTACCTACGTTATCGTGTCCGTTTGTCATTACTACGTTACCTTCCTTAAACATAAAATTCTTATCTAAAACAGGCATACCCGTAGTTTTACCCATTGGTAATTGACCTTTTCTAGCTAGATTTAACTTTTCTTCATAATCCTTTGGTGTTGCTGCAAAAGAATAATCATCATCAATAGGACTTACATAAGACGGTGTTTTTCTGTTAATTTCTTGGATAACCTCTCTCCTTTCTCCAAAACCTAAGTCATATAACCTTCTTACCGCTTCTTTATAATCTCCATTACATTCTAAAATAGCAAATACCGAATAGGGTAAATATGCTTTTTGTGGCTCAAATTCCGTACTTGTAGTAAAAACGGTAAACCACTTCCTATCGTGGTCGTAGTTCCCGCTGCTTTTTGAAGATGTTTGCCCCGCCCTTAAAACAACTGTCTTAGAACCTTTTTGACCAACTACTTTCCACCCAAAACTCTCTAACAAGCCAACTACATCACCCCTGTCGTTATAATCATCAAACGGGCTTATCCCTTTTACCTTAACAGAATTATTTTCAGGTTTATATTGTGGCTTAAATTCATCAATAACTTGGTTAAATTGCCTAGCTATGTTATGTAGTGTTTCCCTTTCCTCTACGCTTATTTCATTAATCCCATAATAATCACCGTAAACTATCTCATAACCATTTGACGGGAAACACATGATATAGCCACCTTCTCCCCTCGTTTCAAGCAATACCCTTATTTTATCTTTTGAAGCGATTTTTCGGGCATCTAAATCGCTTTTACCGCTATTTATTTCTGCTTGGTATGTTTCGTTTTTCTCTTTTTCGGTAGTTTCCCTGTTTGCTAACTTTAAATTGCCCTCAATTTTACTGCATCGGTATAGGAAATGATAGCCGCCACTTTGCGTTTTTTGAACAACTAATTTTTTAAGTAAATTAGGGTCTGCTTCATTTATTAACCTTTTGTAGTTATCAAAAAGTTTACCTGTTAGGTCATACTTTAAATCAATATCAATAGCTTCTAGGTTTCCGCTTAACTTTCCGCAAACTAATCCTACTGCTTGACAATTACCTAAATCATGCTTTTTAAATAAAGTTTGCCAACCTTTTACTATCGGCTGCTTATTCTGCATAACAGGCATAAACTGTAATCCTTCAATATTTTGCAAGTCTTGAAAATTCATATTTAATTATTTTTTAAGTGGGAAAGCCAAAAATCCTCATGCCCTACTGCTTGGTCTTTAAAATCAGGTTCTACTTTAGAAACTGCACCAACTCCAATTATTTCATCTTCCCAAGATTTATTGTTTAAATAAGTTAATGGGTCTTTTCTAAAAGTTTTATCAGGTCTTGATAATTTATATTTTGGTAAATGCTGCATAATCAATTCTCTTTCTTCATTTTTCAAACTATTCCACTTCTTTTCAGATTTTTGCTTACCCGCACTCTTGTCGTATAATTTCCAAAAATCATCAAAAGATATATTTATAGTTTTATTTAGTTTTATTTTAGTTTTTAACCTCCTTTAATTATGCTGATATTGTTTGTGGAATAACTGTCTTGCCAGCCAGATAAGCAGTTGCCAATTGATCCATTGTAATTCCTTCAACTTTTGGCATATCAAAAACTCTAGACTTTGCTTCAAAGGCTAATTTTTCTGTAAAGAATATCTGACGCTTTGTTCCTTGAGTTGTGAGCAAATATGCTTCATCAAAATCTGCGGCAAGTAACTGTCTAAATTGTCCATTTACTGCTGGATAACGAGCTACTACTTCTTGATCGCTGTTCATCAAGGTATGAAGATGAACTGTAACTGCTACTGCACATGGAAGTTCTTGTAGTGAACTAACTAAAGTTGTCATCCAGTTGAGCAACTGTCCCCAATGCGCTGGAGCCATGCCAAGTTTCATATCAATCTTTTTGCCAATACCAGATGGTGTAATTCCTGCCTTTTTTTCAATCTCAGTAATTGCCTTTTTGTTTGCATTAGTTAATGAATCAAGAACTAACATTCCTCCATTGTCTCTTAGCCAGGTAAATAATCCCGCTTTTTCATCCTCTTGAAAAGTACGCCAGAAATCTGAAAACAAAATAGAATTATCAGAAAAGTTATCAAGAGTAATATCAGTTCGAGTTTTAGATAACTTCTCAATCGTCTTTTCACCTCCTTTATCTAGCATGTAATAATGAAGTGGGCCTTTGGTGTAGGTTGCTGTAAAGTGGGTTTTGCCAGAACCAGAGTTGCCGGTCAGAAGAAACTTTAAGTCAAAGATTCGCTTGCGTTCAGTTAGTTTGGTTTTGTTGAAATTTGGTACTGTTGGTTCCATTTAAAACTCCTTTAAATGAGGTAATCTTCTATTACCTCATTGATAATTTCTTTAGGTTGTTGTTTATAATCCCATCTTTCTTTTATCTCATAACGAAGTAAAAGAGTTTTAGTTACTGCTTCAACAGATTCGAAATCAAAAATATGTTTAGTCATCGGATGGGTAAGAAGATAGTTTTTAATTTCTTGCATTTTCTCATACTCTAAACATTCTTTTTCAGTAAGAAACCATTTTTCATCTGGTGCAAAATAAACATATTTTGAAATAGCCATGATTACACCTCACTTAATCTTTTCTTAGTCTCAGCCTCGTGAAGTTCCGGATCCCATTCCTGATGAATAAATCCTTGAGGAGCTTTTTCCATCCATTGCAGCGGATTATTGCGCAATCTGCAAAGATCATAATACGGACAAGTTGAACTGAATGTTGTGCAGGCATAACCTGGATTACGATGGAAAGAGTTCAAAATGTCTGTACGGTCAGTGCAACGAACTTTATCGTCTTCCAGCAATCTTAAGTTAAATTGAATCTCTGCTGCATAATGAACTAGGTCAGCTAAGAAATGTTCAATGGTGGCTGCTCGTTTGTTGATTGTTATTGGAACGAAATCAATTTTGGATTTTTGACAAAGTGCTATGCGGTATGTAATAGTTGGGATTTTATCGTAAAAAATTCTACCAGCGGTTAGATAACCATCTGATTGAAATGACATTTCGAAAGATTGTGGAGTAGTCTGATAAATAGCTTTGGCTGTTTTGTGATCCAAAACATCTATACCATTTTCACCATTTGAGAAAACTAAATCTATGCGACCTATGTAATTGGGAAGATTTGCACCTTGGTTAGAAAGATCAATTGAGAAAGGTGCTTCAACAGCTAAGATTGATCTATCTTTAACGTCTGCAACTAAGAAGCGATCCCAATATGCTTTATACATATTGGCTGCATGGCCCGGAGACTTTGGGAAGATTGCATCCTCGTTTTTCCAGAAAGGAGCACCATCGAGTTGCCAGAGTTTATTAAACGCCTTGATGGAACATTCAGTAGCATCGAGAACACTTAAAGAGTTGTCTTTAAGCAATGTGTTGTAGGTATCCTCTAAGCCATAATGCCAGCAGGAACCAAAGACTAAATGGATTGACTGTCCAGAAGGTTTGAGGTTCATGATATATTGGAATAAGAACCGGCGAGGACAATTTAGATAAGTTGAAAGTGCAGAATAATCAATTTTTTCATTGAAATTCATTTGAGAAACCTCTCGTTGAATTTATTGAAATTAAGAACAAGCTAAGTTAGGGCGACTGCAAGCAATTCTAACTAATATCACTTTAGCCAAAACTTAGCTTGTTTGCTACAAACTACGATTGGTTACGTCCTATTGTATCTTAGGAACTTGCCGATTCCAGAAACGTCTTTCTGGCGATACTTGTTTTCTGCCCTTTGTCCAGCAGATCAAGTCAAATGGTGCGCATACATAGTCCCAATTACGGTTCTAAACATAGAGGCGTTCCGGCATTTTAAAATGTCTTGATAAGATCGAATTAAAGCCCGAGGATTACTGTTGATAATATCCAGATCAAGTACACCCATACTAACCTCGGCTTACTTGCTGCTAAAATTCACCATCTTATCAAGACAAATTGGTTAAGCTTTACTTGTTAAGAAACTGTGCCAAGATAGAGTCACGAAGTTCAGGTGAAAGATTACCAAGTGCCTCAAGAGCTTTTTCCTCGGCAGACTTAGTAATACGGAGAGTTGGTTTCCAGTCGGAGAAGTCTTCAGCTTTGATAACATCGTCAGAATTAACCATTTCGCCGTTATCATCAGCTTCTTCCAACTTGCCGCGAACCTTAGCTCTGAAACCAACTTTAAGTTGGTTCTGAACCAAATTGACTACCAACTCCTCACCGAGGCTGGCAACCAGTTCTTCAACAGTTCCGATTCCGAGGATTGTCGGCTCTTCAACGGTGATCTCACGGCTTACTTTACCAGATACTACTTTGATCATGGACATGTTTGATGCTCCTAATTAGGGTTTTGATAAATGGGCTAGATGCCCGAAATTGAAGGTGACTTCTTCCGGCTTAAATTCCTTTCCGGTAAAAGCCGGGATGGTTTGGGTACTATACCCTAAACGAAAACAAAGTGCAACAACTTTCTTTAGATGTTTTAACTTTTTTCACCTCCTTTACTTTTAGGCTTGACTAAGACTTTTAACCTTTTATAAATTTAATTTCACTTGGTAATGGAGTTAAAATAGTTCCATCTGGCATTTCAACTATTGCTATAGTATAATTAGCTGCTCCTGAATCAAATTCTTCATAATCACTTCCCCAGCAATGAAATTCTCCAATTCCAACTTCTTCCATAATTGGAGGTTTTGAATATCCTTGTGGCCAAGTCTTTTTATAAACTAAAGCTTTTCTTTTCATATTATTTTTCTCCTTTATTTTAACTTTTACTTCTTTTGAGCATTTTGGGCATATTCTATAAGAATAAGATTTTCCATTATATTTACTATGAAATACAGTTCCTCTATTCCATTCGTGATTACATGAAAGACATTTATGCATGATTATGATTCTCCTTCTTATTTATTCATCATTTTCACAATAGCAATGTTGGTTATTAGTATAATCACCACAACTTAAACAATACTTTTCCATAATACAAGAAATTAAATCAATTCGTTCTTGTGCTGTCATTTCTTCCATAAAGTTTTGCAAGATTATTATAGTTTCTTTAAGCTCTTTTATATTTAATACTGACATGTTAATTCTCCTTTTTAATTATTTCTTCATAAAATTTTTGAATCCAAGTACCTTTTTCAAGGCTTGTGGATGTTTTGGTGAGATCTATGATTATAGCTAGGCAGACTTCAATGGATACACCGGATTGATGAAGATTTATTATTTTGGTTAGTTGGTGATTGGTCATTTTGAATCTCCTTGTGAATTTTCAATCTTTTTCCACCCAGCAAGTGACATGAAACAGGGCTCTTGTGTATCATCCCGATAAACGGAGTAGTAATATTGTTTATTTAACTTAACTGTGCAGTTAAATTCATTTGTATCATTGTCAACTCCAATAAGTTTATACCCATCTATATTAGGTATATCCATTGGAAGATAGTATAAATTTTTCATAATTTAATATCCTTAAATTAAAATATCTTTTTGTAAATTTTTAATATTAGAACTAACAACTTCTTTAAACTTTAAATCAATAGCTTGCTCACTCATTTGATCTACTTGCCATTGTTCGTAAGCAATATTACGGGCTTTGTCAAATGTCATAGGCCAACAAGCTTCGCATTTGCTCAGGTCAAGTTGATGAAGTGCTCGACTTGCAGCTACGTACAATATGTTGGTTTCTTCAGATGTTGGATTGCCGGTATCTGATGGTGTTTTAAAATCATTTGCCAGCCTAACCTTTGACCATTCCAAGCCTTTTGATTTATGCGCAGTAGTTATGGTTACATCGGCATCAGCTGGATCTTCAACTGTTGATTCAAGAATATTTAGTAACCTTTCTCTGCCATATTGATCGAGAAGTTTTAAAATTGGTTTAAGATCACCTCCCATCGGAGAATCTGCATATTCTTTAAGATCGATAAAGTTCTTAAATAGGAAAAGATCTGGATGATTTGAATAACCTTTGATCTTGAGCTGAATTATAGAGTTGATAAGATATGTAAGTGCTTGCGTTCCACCAAGGATGTGAACATCTAGACCTTTACCTAATGCCTCAATTGTTTCTGTAATAACTCCTTTGTTCGTTCTGCATAATATAGCGTCTACAGATGTAAGTGATTCAAAATGAATTGAAGAACAAATATCATCGTTACCGTGAAAAGGTTTATAATCAAACTTATGTGGATAATAGCTGGTGATTATCTGATTTGTCATGGATGCAATTTCTTCACCGAATCGAAAGCTACGAGTGATATAGAGCTTGGTGAGATCTTCTTCTTGTAAAGCATTAATTGCTCCTCGCCAGGCATAGATTTGCTGGAACTGATCTCCTACGAAGATTTTCTGACAGCTTTGAGATTTGATTACTTGTGAAATAACTGGATTACTGTCTTGATATTCGTCAAAAAAGATATAGTCTTTACTAATGATTGGTTGAGATAATGCCCAGATTTTCAAATACACATCGTGAGTTATTGGCATAGGAGAGGAAAGGTTAATCATTTCTTCCCACACCAGCTTTGATTGTTCAACTAAATCATAACGCATAACATCAAGATCTGCGTCTTGTAAGATTGTTAGGTGTGGAAGATGTTTAACAGTTATTGATTCATCGGAGCTATAGCAAAACTTGCGAATCGTATTAAGGATTAAGTAACCTTTATTTGATGGAGAGTTATAAAGTTGCCAATCTCCAATATCGGTTGTATCTGCAAGTTGCTTGCCAGTCAGCTTTTGCATCTTCTTACGATATTTGAATCCAACAGATCCGTAAGCTAGTGCATGACCGGTTTTACAAGTAACGGAAGATGAAAATTTCTTTTCTGCTTCCATTGCAAGGAGTTTGTTGAAAGAGATTGAAAGGCCGTAACCTGACATTTTTCTGGCCATGGCAAGTAAGAGGAATGTTTTGCCCGAGCCGGGTGGAGCTTGGATGGCATAATTATTGCCATCAAGAATGGTAAGTACATGCTTTTCCTGCTCAACAGTAAGTGTTTTATCTTTATACTTCATTACCATTACTTATTCTCCCAGTAAGGATTAAATATCTTCTAAAAGACCTATCCATTCTTCTTCTGAAACATTTTGACCAAAAACTCCTCCATAAAAACTTTCTCCGGGCCAAGATAAATTTCCACCATAATATCCATTTGATTCATTACGATAATCAATAATAAAATCTCCTTTATCTGTAGTAATTTTACATCCATAAAATTCTAAACATTCATAACTATCATCTTTTTGAGGCTCTTTATTTAGTTCAATATCTTCTACAGAAAGAACCTTTGCAGGGAAACCTAATGATGGTAATTCGACATGTTCAATCCATGTTTCTGAGCAACAATCTCCATCAGTTTTAACAATAACATTCTCATGTTCTGTAATGAATAAAATTGCTTTTTTATCTTCTGCTATCATTACTTTATTTATAGTTTTTCCTACTAAGTAATTACTCATGTTATTCTCCTTTTCATATTTATGAGCTTTTCCAGGATTATTAGATCCTGAACAAGTAATTCCTTTTATATAATGAACTGGTAAAACATTTGGAAATTTTAATTTGTATCTTTTTTGACAAACTTTACAAGTTCCTTTCTTTTTCCAGATTTTTTTCATTCTTTCCTATTTTACATTATACATAATATAATAATTTAATTTCTTAGCATATTGCCTCATTTCATGTGTTACTTTATCTGGACCACAATTAAATTCTTCACAAGCTCGTTTTGTATGAAGGTCAATTTCTGAATCTTTATTCATCATATAAGCAATAACCCTATTTTCTATTTGACTGAAATCACAATCCATAATAAGTTTTGTTTCTTCTAACATGTGTAAATCAGAATCACTGACTTCACACCAAACTTTGCCTGGTTCCTCTACTTTTTCAAATTGATTCCAGTATCCATCTCCACTGAAGTTTCGACCAATAAAGATAAGGCGTTCTGGTTGATTTGGCCAATTATATCTTCCACCTATTTTAAACATGATTATTTTTCCTCCCACAATAATGTAATTTTATCTTGTAACTCCTGTATTTGATTTTCTAAATCATTTCTTATTTCTTGCCTGGCGACTTCTAAACAATTTTCACAGACATCAACAATTACTTGTGCAGCACATCTTGATCTAGAATGTCGAGTATTTGATTGATTACATAATCCAACTCCACAAGTTCCACAAAATACTTCGAAGTCTAATGAAATACTTGTAGTAATTTCTATATCATCAAATGTTGGCATAGTTAAAATCCTTAAGAATTTTTATTCTTATCAAACTTTTGCATTATAAAATCAATTGATTCCTGCCTAGCAGGTTCTTTTGGATCCTTGCAGAGATGAATAATTCCGTAGTAAAAGGTAAGTTTGACGATTTGACTAATTGTTGCTCGATCTAAAGGTGAAATGTTCTTGGAAATTAGGCCATCAAGAGCCTTGGCAAGGTCGTTAATATCCATGCGAGCTGAAATTACTTTGGATGGCATGATTATACCTCTTTTCTATACTTGCTAGAATATTCACCAATTTCTTGCATTATCTTACGTCCATCATTAGTTAATATTGAACTATTAGTAATGCTTTCAAGCTGAAAACAAAATGGTGCCAACCATTCTGTAGTTACAATATTATATATTTCATTAAAGAATGTTGCCTGATCATCCATATTCATATCACAAAAAAGTTTTGCAGTTTCTTGTGGTGTTAAGATAACTTCTATTGTTATTGTTTTTTCCATGATTTATTCTTCCTTTTTTGACTTTGATTCAAAAGCTTTATAAGCTGCTTTATATTCATCACTAATAAAAAATTCACCACTTCTATTATGACAAATAATTTCTTTTATTTCAGCTATTATATCAATTACTTTAGATTTAATTAACCATTCTTCTGTAAGCATAATTTCATATTTGGCAGTTATTGCATGTTCTGCAATAGCCCCTAAATTAGTCCATTCTTTAATATCTTTAAAATCATTTATTCCATTAGATACTTGCTTATTTAGATACATAATTCTTTTTGATCTTTCATAAGTAAGTTGTGTAGATAAATGTCTGGCAATCTGTTTTAATATATCAGCAGTTTCGATTTCTGGATGATCTTTAATAAAAGAAGTTAAAAATTGATATTCTGGACAATGAGTAGTAATTAATTCTTTTAAATTAATCATTTTAATCCTCCTTAGTTAAGTATTCCTGCTCGATAAGATCAATCAAATTGAGTGCTCTTTTCATTGGAGAGTTGATGAAAAGATTTACTTCTTCTAAGATTGCAGGATCAACTAAAGTTGGTTGAGCTTGAGTTATCTTTGCCAGGTAATCATTATAAATGATCTTGACAAGTTGACTAATACTTGTTAGTTTGTAAGTGGGATCAATGTTGCGGATGATTGCTAATCCGCGAGCTATTTGATGTGGAGTTATGCGAAATGTTACGATGGGACTTGGCATTGTGATGGTGCTCCAATTAGTTGTTTTGAAAAGTTTTAAACATTGCCTCTTGTTGTTCTTTACTAAGGCTGCCAAGTAACTTTTTGGCAAGTTGTTCAATTTTGGTGGATTTAACTCTTTCTGGCTTTTCAGCTGCTTTGAGATACTTATTAGTTGCTGGTTTTTTCTTCTTGATGCCTTCAGTGATTAGAAAAAGGTTATGATCGATGTAACTGAAAATATTTGCTTTATGATTATAGTTTTTGCAAACTTCATCATAGGAAGTTTTAATAATTCCTTTTTCAATATTAAGTTTAGTTAATTCTTCGGTTATGGGTTTTTTCATATCGGTAAGTTGAGCAATATAGCATTGCTTACAAATTTGTTCGGATATTTCAAGTTTACGCATTATCAATATTTCTTTATCGGAAAGATTGGAAACTACAGCAGGTTGAGACGTGTTACAATTTGGGCAAAGCTTTTGCATGGTTAATGTTTCCCCTTTCGTAATAATGCAAAGATTTGACTTTGCGTTGAAGTTGACCTAATAACAGATTCTTTGTGTTTTAAATAATTCCCGCTGGCAAGCCAATTACGGATTTCAAAATAAGTTATTTCATTGAGATATTTCCAGCCAGTGTAAATATCGCTGGCTGTGTAGAATCGTACTGTTAGTTTTGGCATGTTAGCTCCTTAGAATTTTTGGTAAAATTCCCATTCGTTATAATCATTAATGGTATATTTTTTCGAGGTGTTTTTTTCAATCACATCAGAATGACAACAAAAAGATATAATATGTTGCCATTTGTTGAAGTTATAACTATCGCCGTAATAACTTGATCCAATACCATCGTCAACTAAGATGGGAGTTGTATCATTTCCGCAATTATCACAAATTGGGTTTGGAATAATTGTTACCATGTTATAAGCCAGTGTTGATTTTTGCCAGGTTATAAATCTTTCTAATGCTTTTGTCTGGAATGAAGCAAATAAGAGCAGTTAATCGAAATATTGCATCTCTTTCTTCGCTGTCTTTCCAGCTGTTTTCTATCAAACGATTGTTAAATTCTTCCCTGGACTTCAAGCACTCAATTTCACGCTTTTGATCTCGCTTTTTACACATGATTTAACCTCCTTAACAAAGTTTCTTTTTCAAGAGTAGTTAGTAAGGCAAAGAATGAAATGTTATTAACATTGGTGCGGATTTCAAATTCGTATTGAATAATATTTCTTTCGGTGATTTTGAATGAGTGATTAGAAAAATATTTGATGTAGTCTGCAAGCATGATATGGAAGCAAATTTGTGAGTTTTTCAAATCTATGGAAAGCACGTTGATTTCGTATAGGTTAAAATCTATGCTTGCCACTGAATGAACTATGTCTGATATTTGCATAATTTGCTCCAAGTTTAGAAAGGTTAAGAGGTTACGTTCATGTGTGAACGGCCAGTTTTGCTGGTTTTAACTAATTCTCTAATCACCAAGTTAGAACGTTCACAACTGCTCTAACTTGATAATTAAGTAATTAAGTTAATGTACTGGCAAGCCTGCTTCTAACCTTTTGCGTCGCGGAACATGGTAATGTGACTTGCCAGTTGAAAGGCGATAACATTTGTAACAGATTAGATTTAAGCGATTTTTCTTACTTGCTAGGTTTTGTTTAATCTGTTTGCCACATTTGCAGGTTAGGTTGGAAAGGATGTTGTATGCTAGTTTCATTGGATTGGTTCCTTATAGATAAATTATTTTAATCTATTTGATTTAAAAATGATTCAGCATCAATACAATTTACTTTTTCCATGCAATCTTCAAGAATTACATGTAAGAAAGGTTTATTAATTCTTGGAGAAATGCCTCGTATTAAAGTATGGCCATTTTCATTAAGATGTTTCCAAACTGGTATATTTAAATGATTATAGCCAAAATCCTCATAATATTCAAAAATTTGAAGAGGCATTTCATTATATGATCCTATACGATTAAATCCTTTTGACATGCCTAGAAATATTTTTCCGATTATAGGAAAGATCATTGTCCCTGCAACATGTTTGTTACAACCTTTATCATTATCTGCTTTTTCAAAACAAGTAATATCACTTCCAACTACACATCCTGGACATTGATAAGACTCAATTGCATTTTTAATTTCTAGTTTCATGTATTGGTTCCTTATTGAATATTGAGTTTGATTAAATTTTCTTCCATAACAACTATTCCATAACAAAGAGCAGTTAAGATTTCTTCAATTCCGAACAGCATAATCATTGTGTCGAGATATTCTTTATGATTGGTGTCATATGATAGGTAATCAAGTAAATCCATGATTGCTCCAAGGTTAAGGATTGTTATATTTTCAGTGTGGCCTTACAATATGGACAACATCTATAAATAAGTTTTAAAAACCGTTTTTGAGAAAAAACTATTTCTTGTGTGTCTATATTGATTAAGATAACATTGTTGTATGGTATACCTGATAAATCATTATCATCAGTTGGCAATCTACAATCAAGTCCTAATATTTTAAATTCTTTTTTAGTTAACTCATATCCATAACGATGTTTTAATTCACCATTAATTATTGTAAATGACCAACTACCATCAAGGACATTTACAATATCACCTTCTTTAAAGTTTTTCATTGTTTTATCTCCAGTAAGATGATTACTATTAATTCCTTTGTAATTCAGGTTTATTGAGTGTAATTCAGTTGACTCGATTGTAAATGCTGCTAATGGCCAAATATGGTTTGTCACCATTCTTGAGGTCTTTGCAACTTTTGCAACATGCAAGCAAGTTGGCATTGTTCGTATTGGGTTTGCGAATATCTCTGCAAACTTGTAAAGTTGGTTTGTGGCAGAAACTGCATGGAAACGGTTTCATTGAAACTGGCTCAAAGAATGTAACTGGCTTACACTCTTTTCTTAATTCTTTCAGTTCCATCCTTTCAGTTGTTGACAATTCCCCGCAACCGTGAAAAGATTTGATTCGATCTAATTCTTGTTGGTTTTGCATGATAATGGCTCCTTAATTTGATATTCTATTAAAGTTGAGTAATTATCAAATTTGCTTCAGCATCATAATTAGTGTTTAAATAAGTTGTAAGCTGAAAATAAGTATATTCATCTTTACCTGATCCAAAACTAACTACGGTGTAAATTTCAATATCTGTATTCATTAAACAAGTTATTGAATCATGTTTTTCGTCAAAACCTTGAAAGGTCTTAAACTTAGCTATTACATAATCAGGTATTTTATTTGGCATGGCTGAGACTCCTTATGGCTGGATGTTGATTGAGCAAGCTATTAAGACAATAATTATGATGATGAAACCAATTAGCTTTTCAACAATGTTTAAGCCGGGCTTAATTGGTTTCTTTTCTTGCCTGGACTTGCTTTCTGATATGATTGTAAACGGCACTTGTTGCCTGGCAAGCAATTTTGCCATTTGCATACTTTGGCGAGTTTGCATGTTTGTCCTTGTAAGGTAAGTTTAGTTAGCTGGAATGGTTAAAAGATGAATTGATCCTATGGTGAATTGTAAACGATGGCTGTTTGTTTGTCAACATGTTTTTGTGTAAAAGTGAAGGGTGGTTGTTTGGTGCTACTTTGTGGTAGTGCTACGGGCTCCTATATAGTACAGGGTGTTTTGTGGCGTGGAACCAGGGCGAAAAGCGGTGTGGCTGACCGTGGTAGCGTGGTCGTGGTGTGCCGTGTATGTTGGCGTGGATACAGGGAAAAGGGCCGTGAAAAGCCGTATAGCGTGTTTTAAGGGTGGTCAGAAATTGACCACTTTTGACCGGCCAAAGTGACCAGAAATTGACCACTACTACGCTGTGGTGATCAAAATCTGTCCACTTTTCATCCGATCATTTAATCTTCCATCCAATCTTTCGGTGGACTGAAATCTGTGACAGTATTTATAATCGAATCGGTTTCACGCTCTATTGGTGCTTTGTGCATTATTCGCTTGTCTGCCTGTTCTGCTAGTTCAATCTGTTTGTCGATTTTAGCAATTAATTCCAGGTCTTGATTTGTTGGTTGTTGAACTTGCTTTGCTAAGGCTGCCTGCCTTGCACGTTCTTCTAATGCTTGTTGCCTGCTTTCATTAAAGATGCGCTCTTCATTAAGTTCTCGTTGCCTTTTTTGAGAGGCCATCTGTAGTTGTTCTCTTGATTGTTGAAAAGACCCGCCAACCTGATAAAAACCATCTTCATTGACTACATAGCAAAGTCAGAACACTTCAACAAAACTGACCTAATCGTCAGCGAGGAGTTATTGCAAGAAATAGCTTTTTCTCGATCAAATC